AATAGTATTTACTTTATTTTCTAACCGGTCTAATCGTTGATTTATAGTTTCTAATATTTTTAATATATCCTTACTCTGGTCAGTTAAAAATGAAAAATTTGGACTACACGATTTAGAATATTTATTGTTATCAATTTCCATGGGGGATGGTGCATAATGTTCAAAAATATTTCCTATAGGTAGACTTTCAGACGTTTTTTTCCCAATAGATTGACTTAAAAAATCAGATTGATTACTATAACTCCTAGATATTTGTATCGGCCGCGTTTTATGAATGATTTGAACATTTGTATTCTCTTTAATATTATAGAATTCTAATGTTTTTGTTTCATCCAATTCTATTCCTTTATATAATAATTTTATTTCTTGATCCATAGGAATAGTTATATGACGATGATTTTTTTGTATTTGATTTTTAATATCTCCAATACATTTATCTGTATTTACTAAGAAATCTTGACTTTTACCTGAAACAGTTAAAACAGATAAATTAATCATAATATACTATATACTAAAAGTTTTCTTCTAAAATAAAAATTTCACTAGAAAACTATTTATGAAGAATTGTTACGACGGGCAGCACCGCCGCGCCCACGGGTAGTAGCACCTCCGCGTGCTGGGCCATTTTTACGTTGAACAGTTTTGAAGCCATCCGATTGTTCGCCTGAGTTAAGAGGTCTAGTGCGACGAACCATAAGACGAGTTCCCTGGTTATCACAAAGAAGAGAACCACCTTGAACACCAGTAACATTAACTGCGTAATCTCTATTAGATTGACTATCGTGATGAAGGTCAAACTCTACATACTCACCTGGATAAAGAGTGCGGAAAACACCATTTTGAGAAGTAAGTCCACTGTGATGAACAAAAACTTCAGCATTATTAGAAAGATCATTTACAAAACCAAAACCCTTACGATTATCAAACCACTTAACACGACCGGCTACACGAGATTGAGAACTCATTACTGCTAATTTATAACTATATAACAATATATAAGTCTTATCTTTATATAGTTTTAAAATCCTGAAACCCAATCGGATTGATTTCCCTGAATACAATATTGATTATTAAATGTCTGCATACATGTGTCTTGAACGGTTCCGGGCACTAAATTACTAGTAGCATCATCAAATTGTTCTTCATTTGTAAAGGGGGCAAAAGCACATCCGCCGGTAGCTGAAGCAGCCATAGGATCTTGGTTTTCCATATGCTCTAATCTATTAGTGACGGTTTTTACTCCTCCAACTAATCCACTACCAACATTACGAACACCGCCTGCTACTCCCCCACCTAATTGACGGACACCTCCAACTACACCACCTCCTAATTCTTGAACACCGCCGACTAAACCACTGCCCAATTCTTGAACACCTCCGACTAAACCACTGCCTAATCTTTGAACACCGCCGACTAATCCACTGCCGATTTGACCAGCACTATTTAATAAACAATTTCCTAAACCACTTACTCCAGTTATTAATCCACCACTAACTTCTTCAACACCACCAACTAATCCACTGCCAACTTGGCGAACTCCACCTACTAAACCACTGCCTAACTGTTGAACTCCACCAACAACACCACTACCTAACTGTTGAACTCCACCAACAACACCGCTGCCGAACTGTTGAACACCACCTACTAATCCAGTCCCTACTTGTTCTACTCCACCAACAACATTACTACTTACATTTTCAACACCTCCTACTAATCTCTCACCTAATTGAAGATTATTACCACCAACAACGGCACCTTGTTTCGCACTAGGTAACCATGAAATATGACCGGGAACTAAAACACTTTCACTTGTATTATAGATTTTATATTTAGATGCAGTTTGTAAAGTTATAACAAAAACAATTGCTAATAATATAGCAGTTAAAGGATCATGAATAGCACTATATACAATCAAAGCAGCAAAAATTACCCTTACAATTGTAGAATCCATAAATAAAGCAAAATTTTTAGGAACATCTGGCGCTACAAAAGCAGCGTATAATGCTAAAAACACTTTTAAAGAAACCGACACATACGTATTATCTAATAAATTACTTAAACTATTTTCTGTTTTATCTATAACAAGATTAACACCCTGACCCACATTCCTTAGTATTTTTTCAGAACCACTTAAAATTTTTTGTGACATATTATATTTTAATAAAAGAAAATAAAAAAACCTTTATTAAAACATCTCTTTATATTGACTTACTAATTTATTTACTGTATTCGTAGTTTCGTCCATAATTAATTGATTTTGATTAGGTGTATCTTGTGTAATATGACTATAGTCAAGAACTGGTGAATAAAATGGGGGTTCACTTAATAAATTATTTCGGTCATTTAATGGATAAAAAGGTTGACCTACAAATTCAGCCTGTGCCATATCATATGTAGAACAACTTAAAGGACTAGGTCCCGGAGTAGAACCACTGAAATGTTCCTTTTTATAATTTTCAAATAGACTTCCTGTTTGTAATATATTCATTACCACCATAAATATGATAACAATTACTAGAGACATAACCAGTCCTAATTCCCTATTAGAATTAAATATTACTAAAAACATAACTATTGTTCGAAATGCTTGACTGTGGAATAAATTTCTTATACCATTTGGTAATTGAGGAGATAAACGTGGACCATAAAATATTAAAAATAATACTAAAATAGCAAAAAAATACGTAGAACCAACTATATTTTCTAGATTAAAAGCCATTATATATTATTAAATATATATTTTATTTAAAATTAACTAAATATTTAAATTGGTATTAAATGCATTACAAGCATTTTGAATACTATCTTTTATTTCCATTATATTTTCAACATTTCCTTGTTGTGTTCTGCTTATCCGACTATTTCTTCCATTAGTTCCCGTAGTTCTTCCATTGGTTCCCGTAGTTCTTCCATTGGTTCCCGTAGTTCTTCCATTGGTTCCCGTAGTTCTTCCATTAGTTCCCGTATTTTCATCAATGGTTCCCGTATTTTCACCATTCATATTTTGACCATCATTATTCAAATTATTTGCCATATTAGAAAATACAGACTGAATATATTCATTTAAACACCTGGAACCTTGATCAAATTTCATTGGTTTTCTATTATTAAAATAATCTACACATTTAGTAGATATGCCTAATTCAGGATGATTATTTACAGTAGTTACAATTTGTTTCATTTGTTCTTCAAATGACTTATCTCCATCAGCATATTTATCTTTTTGAACTTGTTTTTGATTATTTAAATCAGCATCCATAAGATCTTGTTCTTCTTTATCTAATTGAGAATTTTCAAAGTGTTCCACTGAATTATATAAATTATAATTTGAATAATATTCATTTAATTGTTGTTCAAAATCTTCCTTAATATTTTGGTTCATAACAGATGACATTAAAATCATAAATAAAATAGCTACAACAAATGATAATCTAATATCACGAAGACTTACAAATATTACTAGTAACATTACTAAAAAACGAAAAACAGAATTATTAAAAGCATTACGAATAAACAATGGTAATTGAGGAGATAGACGAGGTCCATACATTGCTAATACTATAGCGAGCACACCTACTACAAGAGGATTATCCATGATTTTAGTAAGACTATTTTCAACTGTATTTTCAACTGTTGCCATTATATATTTCTAATATATATAATTTCTACAAAACAAAAATTATAGATATAATTATCGATTCATCATATTTTTTAAAAAATTTATAATACTATTTGATGTTCTTTCACCTTGGTATTCCACTATATCATTGTTTTCATTTTCAAATATCATGGTTGGATATCCACGAACATTATATTTTTTCCCTTCTTCTGGATTTTCTTCACAATTAACTAATTCTAATTTACAAGGTATGCTCTCGGATTTTACAGCATCACTCAATTCACCTTCAAATATTGGTTTGAAATTTTTACAATGACCACACCAATCCACATAAAATAATTTAAATGTAGCTTCATTTCGATTTTCCATATGTTCTTTTAGTGGTGCGGGACTATGATATTGATTAAAATCTTCTTTAAATTGAACTTTTTTTTTTTCAAGAGATGGTTTTTGATAAAATGCAAAAATTAATAATGCCGTAAAAACTAATAACAATCCTATCAATAATAATAATATTTTATCCATATATATTTATTATACATTTTTATAATAAATTTTTTATAATACATTTTTATAAACTATTTTTGTTCCTTATATTAAAAAAATACAAAGAATATTTCATATAGAAATGAAATGCTTAGTTTTTTCTGGAGGTGCCGAAAAGGGAATATGTTATATAGGCATTCTTAAATTTTTAGAAGAATATAAATTATTAGATAATTTAGAATGTATTTATGGAACGTCAATAGGAGCGGTTATAGGAACGCTTATTTCAATTGGATACTCTTCCAGAGAATTAGAATATTTAATTTTAAAAAGTAATGTGAAAGAACTAATTTTACCAGAAGAATTTAATATTGATAATTTAATTAATTTATTTGGATTTCATGAACCATATAAATTACATAAACTAATACGATTATTAATAGAAAAAAAAACAAATATTCAAAACATTACATTTAAACAACATTTTGAAAAATATAATATTAAGTTGGTTATTACCAGTTCATGTTTATCGGAATATAAATGTTATTATTTTAGTCACGAAAATTATCCCGATTTTCCAATATTTGATGCTATATCTATGAGTATTTGTATTCCTATTTTATTTCAACCTATAAAATATGATAATAAACTTTTTGTTGATGGAGCACTATATGATAATTATCCTATATTTAATGCCACTGAAATTTACGAAAAAAATGATATATTAGGTTTCTTTTTATTAAATAAACATACGTCAAAAAAAGACATAAATTCAATAGAAGATTATCTCATTGTTTTATTAAAATCAATAGATGTAAAATTTGTTTATTTACCTATTAATTTATATCATGAAATTACAGTATTTATAAAAATAAACCATATAACCGAAACAAAAGATATTGTAAAACTAATCCAAATAGGCTATGATTGTGTTAAAGAATATTATAATAATAATATAAAAAGATTTCATAATTCAATACATATTCATATGAATAGTATAGATAATAAAGATATTTTATTAAAATATAATGATGATTCATGAAGGATTATTAATAATATTAATCATATCTATACTATATTTTAAAAACCCACAATATAGATATTCTCTTATTATTTTATATTTATTAATTTGTTGTTATTTTTATTTTAGTTTAAATAATAAACTAGGATTATATGGATTATATTTTATATTATTTTTGATTATGACCGGTATTATTCAATATAGTAATGAAGAATGTGAAAATTGTAATGAACATGAACACTTTAAAAATAGTATAGACAAAAATGATGAAGAAAAAGGAATAGAACAGTTTGGTATTTCTGATAAATTTAGTGAATTACATAATATGATACACAAGATTACAAAATCTAAATAGATAAAATATATTTTATATACAATATATGGAAGTATTAAATAATTTGTATTTTTATATTAACAACTTAAATAGTAATAAGTATTTTATGGGTATTATGATGATTTTGTTAAATTTAGGCAGTAGATATATATTTTTAGAATTAGGGAAAAGTCACGATATGTTTTTTAATAATAAAATAGTGAGAAGAGCTTTAATATTTACTATATTCTTTGTAGCTACAAGGGATATTATCGCATCTGTATTACTAAGTATATTTTTTATTATTTTCTTTTTAGAATTAACTCATGAAAAATCAGCCTATTGTATTTTACCCAAAGGCTATGTAAAATTAGATATAAACAATGATGGTTTAGTTAGTGCTGATGAAATTAAAAAAGCATATATTACATTAAAAAATGCTGGAGAAATTGAGGCATTCAAAAATAAAAAAAAATGATATAATATATAAATGAATTGTCCTGCTGTAGTAAATGATTTATCTTGGAGAAGACGTAGTTTACCCAATGGAACACAAACTTGTTCTCCACATTTTTTAGTCCAAGTTCCAGAGGATATGGGTTCAAATAATGTCAATTTTAATACAAATCGTCAATGGACCAATGTTCGCGGATTTGGTAATATAGTTGTTTATACTGAAACTGACACATTTCCTATCGTTCATTATACTACTCATCAATGGAATAGATAATATGAATAAATAACAACAAAATGCTATTATTTGTTCATAATTATGTTTAGATTTATACTCTCTTTAAAACAATACGATGAATATAATCTAAAATAATAAGCATAATAATACCTAATAATATAACAATTATAAAATCAAAAACATTAAATACTCCTCCAGCATTACTGCTAGGTTTTTTATCCATTTTTTTTAACATTGTTTTTAATTTTTCATTTTGTCCTATAAGATGTTTTATTAAATCATTTTTATCATCATGTTCACTAGATAATTCTTTATAAGAACGGTTAATATCATGTGGACTATCGTCATCACTTATATTATCCTCTACATCGGCAATGATTTGATCTATACTATCAATATCCCTTGACTTTTGTGTTTTTTTTTTTCTCATAGATATTTTATGTTCCGGAGCAGTTGGATTTTCGTTTTTTTCGAGGTATTCACGGTCATATGATGTTAAAGGGGTTTCATTATTTTCATAATTAAAATTAGAACTATCACTCGGTTCAGCATCTGCCATATACCGTTCGTTGTTTTGATTAAATTTAACAACTTGATTTTTATATTCTGGTATTCTATTAATAGGACCAGTATGTTTACCTTGTCGTTGATTTGTTCGACTATATGACTTTTGAACGGGCATTGGTTGTTGAAGACATTGTTCAGGATATATACTATTGCCATCCTTTTTGTAGACATCTGATTGTTTATTACTAACTGGTGCCCAAGCTTCTTCTAAACTACAATAAGGCATAATATATATTCTATATCTGTTTTTTAAAATTAGAAAAAAATTGATATAAAATTAAATTAAATATAATTAACATAAACATCCTTAGTATGAATTTTGGTGGAAATATACCAATAGTAAAAAGGGATACAACTGAAAGTGATAGAATATGGAATATAAAACAATGGTATTTATTATATTATAAACCAAAAAATATAAATGAATATAATACAGCAATAAGTATGGCAAATATATATATAAATAAATTTTATGAAGAAATGAATTATAATGTGCCCAATATCAATGGAATATTAGAACATATCGATTTAAATCTCGTTTAGATTTTATAATTTTTTTGATTGTAAAAGTATAATAGATGAAGAGTGTATATGTCTATGGTATATCGTTGGCTATTAGTGTAGCTATATTATATTTATTATGGCAGCAAAAAAAAAAAATGGATGAAATGAGTAAATTAATAACATCTATTCAAGTTCCACAACAAAGTAGTATAGATAGGGAATTTATTCTAAATGAAAATCAGAGATTACATAAAAAAATAGAAGATTCTTATGGACATATTCATGAACAGTACCAGCAAGTATTAATAGCCGTAGATAATATTCCTATAATAGGCGCAAATATTAATTATTCAGTTGAAGATGATGATACTGATAATATTCCAAGTTATCATGGTGAAGATTTAATAAATATTGCTAATGATGAACATATTGTCCCTAATTATTCTTTAGAAAATTCAAATAATCCTAAGGATAGTATTATGGGAGTTGAAAATCAAAGTCTTAGTTCTAGAATTGAAAATGTAGAAAAAACACCAGAAATTTCCACCGACAAACTTAAAAGTATATCTAAAAGTATTAAGGATGTATCGAAAAGTAAAAGTGTGAAAGAGACATCTATTCAAAGTAGTGTAAATTCATATGGGAATTATCCAAAAATTGTCGAATTAAAGAATTTATGTAAAGAACGTGGATTAAATGTTTCTGGAAATAAAACTGAATTAGTTCAACGACTATTGAATAATGGATATATTTTTTAAATTAAATTTTATATTATAAAATATATTTGTTTTATAATATATACTATGAATAGTGCTGGTTGTTATAAAACTACAAATAACAAATTTTTTAATTGTCCACCTCGCATGGCTGATGGCAGACATTTTACAGATTATCGTCCATCCTGTGATAAAAATAATTTAATTAAGAGTAATAATAATTTAGTTAGTTCGTATGATTATCGTCAATATTTAATTCAAAATGCTGACAAACTTATGGATATTAATCGAGCATACACCGTTCAAATGAACAGTTGTGGTCCTTGTGTTGAGCCATATGAACAAGGAACAATGCTTCCAGAACAAACTAAAACAACTTGTGATAGTAATGTGTGTAAAAATTCTCTTAATGTATTGAATGGATTAGGCGTCGGTCGAACCTTTACGGATACCGATTGTGGAGCACAATGGAATTGGCCTAAGAATGTTCCTTATAGTTGCTGTGGACAACCAGTCGATTTATTTAATTATTATAATAGTAAAGAAATGATTAATAATAATAAAGCCTTTCCACGCTTTACTACACCTAGAGCCGGAGATGCTCTTAAGGGCGGTGACCCTACTCCATTTGGTATGTAATAAAATAAATAGTATTTCTTTATAAAGAATTATTTATTTTATTGTGGTGGTTTTAATCCCCAAAAGTTTTCTGGGTATTTATTAACCGTAGGAAAAGCACTATCACGGCAAATCTGTTCTTGTGTCCTTACTGGTAATAATTCACGTCCACTATAAAATGATGGACTATATCTAGGCCATGTAGTAGGTGGTGGAGCATAAGTTAAGGTTCTAAATGGGATACCATCTCCTAATTCTATTTGATGAACTTCACCTTCTCCCTTACTATCACATATTTTTATATTTACATGCGGCTTTACATAAACTGTTCCTAAGCCTATATAATATGAATTAGGATAACGAATACGAAATTGAAAACTACCATTTAAAGCTTTCACGGAACCCTTATTAGGAGAATTTTCATATGCCATTAATGGATTGGCAAAAGGAAGAGCACTACCAGCATAACTTAAATTAAAAGTTGGAGGATTTGCTGCCCAATAAGTAATAAGTGCCTCGGTTGGAGCACCGTCTATTTTACCTTTGACTAAGTATTCACCATTGCCTAAATTATCTACTACACCTTGACATTTTAAATTATCATTTAAATAAGTATTAATGTTATGTTCACAACTCATTTTATATATATATATTATACGCTTTTTTTTAGAATTAAGCCTGACCAATTCCTTTAATTTCAACTGGACTTTTTATAATAGGCTTTAAACTTTCTACAATTTGCTGAAAAGTTCCCAATTTATATAGTAAAACTATAATTAAAACAAACATAAATACTAAAATAATTATTACACTAATTAATAATTTTGTATCTCCAAATAATGTTTGATTTCTAACATTAGTTCTATTCATCTTTGCGCATCTTGTTTCTAATTCCTTATCTGTCATACAAATTATTGGATTACTCTGATTTTGATTATATTTATCACTACTATTGGGATTAAATAAAATAGTTCTATTATTTAGTGCTTGAGTTTTCCTCGCATTATCTCCTATAACATTTACTATCCTTTTATAACTATTATCACTTATATTCGCAAATCTAGACATAACTATCCATGTTGCACCTTCCGTACACGGAAATTGAATAATACTACCATTATATACATAAAAACTCTTAATTTCTGGTAAAGCACTGAAAATATTCCATTCACTTGACATGTTTGAATTTATTTCCCTATCTGTTGTAGTAGGAATTAAATGTGTCCAATTATCATAAAATAACCGACTTGGACTACTTGATTCATTTATTTCATAGGGAATAGCTATAATTAATATTTGACCAGTATCAGGAGCTTTGTGATACAAGTGACATTCTAATGTTCCCGAAGTTCTATCTATAATATGTGAACCAGGATTTGTAAATGATATACGCTCTAATTCATAAATAGTTCCATTATAAACAACATGACTGCCACTATCATAATTTAATATAAGTGACCTTCCACTACGAACTATATTACACCGACTACCACGATAATGAAATATAAGATTACATCTACTACGACATACAACTGCTGTATTAGATGTTAAATTAATTGGACTTTGTTGTTGTCCATTGCCACATAAATCTATCTCAATACTCATATATAATGATATCTTTTTTTATTTTACTCATTTTGATTATTACACTTTTAGGTTCAGAATATGTAGCTAGACAATCACCTAAATCATCCAACGAAAACTTTAGTGATTTTCGGTCACTAATAAATAATGGGAAATGTAGTCGAAGTTTAACACAAAGAATAAATAAGTTATACGGAAATAAGGTTATAAATCCATTTCCGAAATGTTCCCATAATAATTTTACTTGGAAAAATTATTTTAAAAAATCTCAATCTAAATTTCAAGCCGCACCATTCAATAGTATCTACTATTAAATTATTTCAGTTTGACCATAATATAATTTGGTCCCTAATAGTATAAAACGCAAAACTTCCATATCCAATTCTTCCATATCCATTTCAGGTAAAGGTAAATTATATTTAATTTTAATATCAATTGGGTCCCATATACCTATATATTCTTGGGTTTCATCATCCATTTCCTTTAGTATAACATTAGATTTGGCATCATATAAATAATCAATAATAGCATCCTTTTGAGAAAAATCTGGAATTAAATCTACATAAAAAATATCTTCATCATGTATTAATTTTCCTAAAACTATATTTATATTTGGTTCGGCATAATCAATAGCACCAGATATTATTGTCGTATATTTCCTAATCATATCGTCATAGTTTACTACTTGCGTGCCTCTATTACTAATTATTGTTATATTAGCACTCAAATATCTACTTAAAAGTTCAAGTTGTAATTGATCATTAGACTGAATTAAATTCCTAATATCCATTTCTTGTTCATCTTGATGATTTACTCTATATAATTCGACTAAATTTGTTAATAACTGTTCTTCTAATTGAGAATATACCGCTATTTTTTGGCTTTCGAATGTTAATATCTCCGTTTCACTACTTAATTTACTACGACTATCTAACATATTATTAAAATTCATAGGATATTTATTTTGTCTAATTACATTCTTAGCTATAGATTGATATAAACTATTTTTTAAGCCAAATACAATTATATCTGGTATATATTTTTGAGATTTTGCTAAAAGACGGAATTGATCAATCTCACGTTTTTGATTTTCTAATAATTGTAATTGTAATTTTTTAATTTGTTGTTCATTTTGGAACATTTGTTTTTTCATATTTTCTTCATTCATTGCTTCTAAATAATTTGCTAAAACATATATAAATGATACTAATTGTATATTATCTTTTAATTCCGGATTAGTTAATAATAATTTTTCAAATGATTGCCCTTTGTTACTAATAACCAGGTGATAATAATAATCACCCCTATATGAAAATAATGTATTATAAATCATTTCAATGTCAGGCATTCTTGTAGGATCTTTACCTGAAAAAGCTATTAATATAGGTTCAATAGGATTACTGGTGTCTATTAATAGTGATCTTTGATTATAAGCGTCTGTTTCAATAATTACTTCCATTAAATTTTTATTAGTTGCGTCTATTGTTATTTGTAATTTTGTATTATAAAAATCTTTTAGTTTATTATCATAATTGTAATTAGCATAAAATGGAACTTGGCCAGTCTGAATAAAATATCGAACTTCCATCAATTCATAATTAACTCTATATGTATTTTTTTTTACCTTTTCGTATAAAACACAATTTTCAGTAGATAATAGACATTGAATTAATTCTTGATTTTGAAATATATAATGGTAAAGTCCTTTTCGAAAATAAAGGGATGAAATACTTGATTTTCCCTTTTCAATAGGTTTATCCCATAAATAATATTTTTTTAAGCTTGTTATATTTGATAAATTATTTAAATCTTTTAAAGGTATATTAAATAAACTATCTAATCCATCATATTCTTGAGTAAAATGGATAAAAAAATCATTATATTCAGCCCGTAATGGTTCAATTAGGTCATGTCGATTATAATATTGAGCAGCTTTATGATAGTGTAGTGGTGATGAAAAAGTAAAATCGTCAACTTTGAAACTGTAATCAATATTTTTAAGTGATAAATTATGTCTACATTTATCTCCAATATCTTTATATTCAAAATCAAAAAACTTAGAAGTTCCAATCAAAATAGGTTTTTGTTCACTATATAATAAGTCACTTGATATAGCTGGCACAAAATTGAGGTCATCTAATAATATTATTTTTTTATTATGTTTAAAAATAGTTTCTTTTTCAACTGTAGATATATACTGCCATAATATATAAGGACGCTGTTGGTGTATTGTATCAATATTTATATTAATAGTTTGTAAGAACAATTCTAATAATTCAGTATTTGCATTTATAGCATTTATAATATTATCAATTGATATAGTATCTGTTTCTTCTTTGTAATTATAGATTAAATTCCTAACAGCCGGAATAGCATTTATTTCTGCGAAATTAATCATGCGTCCATCTACAAGTCTATATTGTCTATTTGAATTATTTATTTTTTCAATTTGTACAATTTCATCTCCATAATAAACTTTTGTTCCTTCTAATATTGGATTGGCTGTATTTAAAAGAGGTTGTTCTAGTTTAAAATAATTTAAAAAATATGTTGCTAATATAGGCATATTCTGCGTTATATCTTGTTTATATAATTCTTTCTGTTGTTTTAATAAGTTGTTTTCGGATTGAAATAAGGTGCTTTTTTTTATTAAGATATCCTGCAAATGGTTTGTTTTTATTTTTTCTACAATTTCTAATAATTGTTTATATAATTTATACTGTTGAATACTAATTTTAGATTGAGAGCTATCACCATATTCAAGATATTCTAAAATATCATTATTAATTGTCTGTATTTTATCATTGATTTTATCAATAGTAACATTTAGAGAAATATATATAGGTAAATATAAATCTTCTCTATAAACCTGTTTACCAGACGTTACAAATAATGTAAGTGCTTTACTATTATTATTTATATGAAATTCGACTATTCCGGTTATTTTTTTAGAATCGCCGGTAATTATAGTTATTTTATCAGTTTTTTTAGTTTTTACTTTTTTTGATGGTTGTTCTACTAATGATTTTAATGTTTTTTTTTGTTTATTATATGTATCAGTAAGTGTATTATTATATTTATTGAAATAATCGAATATTTTTTTATTAAGTTGTTGATAATCTATTTCAGTGATAGACATATATATATATACATTTTAGAGAAAAAATAAATGAGTTTTAATCAAAAATAATATGTATAAGAGATATATATTATGGTATTATTCAATAATCCAATTATAATATCATCTATATTTTATTTTGTAATAATATTAGTAATATTTTTATCTAATTTAGGGAATAGATTTGCTAAGGAAAAGCAAATATTGTTTTATTATATTATTAGTGTGATTATTCCAATATTAGTATATCTTTCCATATTAATGATATTTTTTTAATAATTAATTTTCAAAAAAAAATATATTTAGAATAGAATATATACAATCTATGGCCGATACTGTGAACGAACTTAATAAACAATTGGATAATGTTCTAAGACCATTATTTGATAATAAAATATTTGTAGGGTTGCTTGGTTTATTTCTTGCTGTTTATGCTGGATGGTTAGCACCTGCTTTACCTAATAGCGTTATAGGATTTTTTGATACTCCTGTTGGTAAATTATTATTTATTTTTGTAATTGCTTTTGTTGCTAGTCGCGATGTTCCTAATAGTTTTCAAGTAGCATTAATAGTTAGTATTATTTTCTTAGTAACCTTGACTGTTTTAAACAATTTAAAAATGAAAGAGGCATTTAGAAATGTTGGTGCGGAACATTTTGGATTAATGGAGCAGATGAGAGATTTGATGGGTCGAAATAATTTAATGGAACATGTTGAAGGAGATATGCCTCCAGCTAATAATAATGCTGCTCAAGCTCAACCACCTTCTGGTGTAGCAAATATGACAGGTCAACCTAATCCTGCTGCTCCTGAACAGCCTGTCCAACCTGCCCCACCTAAACCTATGGCTTGTGATGGAATGTTGAATAAATGTTATACTGAATTTACACCTGAACAACAACAACAAGTATGTAATGGATTATTTGAGGAACCTAAGGATAATGCTATGGAATTACCATTAGAAAATAATTTCAAACAAACAAATTGTGGAGGTTATATTAGACAATGTATGGCAGATCCTACCAATGTTTCAAGTAAAGATAATAAACGCTTTTTAAATATGAAGGCATCGAGTTGTCCTGTTCCTGCCAATCAATAAATATTAAATTATATTGAATTCGTTTATAATTTAAGTTTTAGACAAACTAATAATAATATATAGCCTTCTATCTTAAATGGAAAATGTGCTGAATAAGAAAAAACCATTTAATTATAAATTAATAAAGAAGGTAGGTTCCGGTGCATTTGGTGATGTATATAAGGGGGAGAGTATTATAAATCTAGGAGAATATTATGCCATAAAAAGTGAAGAACCTGATGCTGATAAAAAAGATCGTCTTGAAAATGAGTATAATTATTATAGGGATTTGAATAACAATCCAATACATAATGGAATTCCGGAAGTTTATTGGTATGGTAAAACAGATTTAAAAATACCTCCTTCAAAGGAAAAGCCTTTTGAAGAAATATTGCCTAAAAATGTATTAGTCATGGATTATTTGGGTCCCAGTCTAGAAAAACTATTTCATTATTTACATCATAATTTTTCATTAAAAACTATTTTAATGATAGGCATACAATCGATTGAACGATTACAATTTATTCATAATAATGGAATTATTCATCGTGACATAAAACCTGATAATTTTTTAATTGGTTCTAATAATGCTACGAAATCAACAATATATATTGTAGATTTTGGATTAAGTAAAAAATATATAGATTTAACTAATTATGAATTTAATCCATTTAAAAATACACGAACATTTACCGGAACATATCGATTTTGTAGTTTGAGAAGTCACAAACGTTTAGAACAAAGTCGTCGAGATGATCTAGAATCATTAGGTTATATGTTAGTTTATTTTTTTAAAGGTGAATTACCTTGGCAAGGAATAAAAGATGATCCAAAAAAAAAAGAAAATCGTTCTAATTTAATTTTTAAAGTAAAAAAGAATTTAAGTATTGAAGATTTATGTTTAGGATGTCCTTCTTTTATGACCGAATATTTAAAATATTGTAGATTGCTAAAATATACAGAAGTTCCTAATTATGGAATGCTCAAATCTCTTTTCATAAATGCGATGAATGAAAACAAATATGCCTTAGATTATAATTATGACTGGTGTTCTATTTAAGTAAGTTAAATGTATTATTATTAAAAATCAATTCATTTGATTTTTTAATAGTTTTATCTCTATTATTATTCAAATTTTCTATAGATTGTGGCATAGTATATTCTAATAAGTTTTTTTCCACTTTATATTTTTCTAAGACATGAGACCAACTTATATATATATATTGGTCACTGTAGCTACGAACATCAAATCCATTCTGTTGTAATTCATGTAATAAATATACACAACATTCAGATTTGTCAAATAGTGGAAATCCAGGGATATATAAGGGTATCGTAAAAATGGCATAATGGTCTCCAGAGTTAGAACAATATTCAATTCGTCTATGCGCCTGTTGTAAAATTTTTTTGAATAATTCATCTTTATATTCTTTCCGTTTTTCTTGTTTTTTTATTAAACTATATATATCCATATATTTAATAATGTTTTTTTTTTTATTAATTATTACGTAATAAATATCTATTAATATAATAATTTATTTATATAAATTATATATGTCTGAAACCTTTTTAGATAAATCTACTATCATTAGTCAATTTAAAGAATATTATGGTAAAAAAATTTTAGAATTAATGGAAAATCCAAAATATCAAGATCTAAATATTGATAATTATGTTGATAAATATAGCAGAGAGTGTAATTTTAGTTCGGAAACTCCAAAAGTTATATCTGTAGGAGTTTTAGGAAACATTTATGAATATCTGAGTGATACATCAAGTTTCATAGTAAAACGAATGCATGTTCTTTATCCATATTATAAACGTTGTGGAAAATCAGATTTAATTATGATTGATAAGAGAGTAAGGTCTGGTATTTTTTATACTGAATATTTAGACCGTTTTCTAAATGAAGCACTTATAAATATAATTCTTCAAAATCAAAATAGCGAATTATTTTGTCCCTTACTTGGATTTAATTTTACGGAAGATACTGAAGATGAAGATATTATTGGTTATTTTAATATTATTATGGAAAATTGTGGTCATGATATTAATCTAAGTGGGTCAACTTTTTCAGATTTATTGCTATGGTTTATAGAAATTGCAGAAGCTTTACAAATTATGCATAGTTTAAATATAGCCCATAATGATTTTCATAGTGGTAATATATTAATAATGAATTCACATATAAAATTTATAGATTTTGGCAGGAGCTTAATTACGGACGATATGAATGAATTCAGCAATGACATTAAATGGTTTGGAAGAATGATAACTAACACAATTACTGAAATAACCGGTTCTGAGAATTTAGGACCTTTTATGCCCATAGAACCAATTTTATTGAGAATACATAATAATGAAACCATACCTATAGAAGTTCTATTAAAAGAATTAAAGAAAATCTATTTATAAAATAGTTTTTCAAAAAATATATTCCATTATTTAATTATTTTACGACAAGTGGGTTTAGTATCTTTTGTTTTTCCACCACAACCCGCCCTATAACTTTCTATTAAATCTTCAATTTCCATGAAATCAGAACATTGTAATTTAAAATGATTATTTATAAATCGTTCTAGATGATACATCCATTGTTTTAATGTATCTCGGCATTCCAAAGCTTTAATAATTGGATTTTTTTCCAAGTATTTATTATATAAATTTCTATAATTATTAGGTAGAATTTTTGCTAATAAATTGAAAAAAATTAAATATCCATGATAATGACTGGTTTGAACGGTATTAAGTCCATCTTCGGGATATATAAATGCTATACAATATAAGAAATTCCAACCCATGATTGATTTATCACGTATTTTACATTGATTAAACTCCTTAGATAGATCACTATATCTTTTTTTTATTTCATCAAAAGGAGGGTCTTCCCATGTTAATAATCCTTGCTCCCTAAGTTTATTGTTAACCATATTATGTATTCGATATAACCAATAAAATAAATTATCTCTACTATCTAAAAAATTATCAATTGGTAAATTTTCTATATATTCTATAAAACTTGCTCTACAATAAATACAAGGTAAAACATATTTTAAATTGGTAAAAAATAGTGTATATTCTAATTTTAAGCTAGGGTTATATTCATATGCTAGTGTATGTAGTAATATCCATGCTGGTGGACCCCAAAAACGCGTATCCATTATATATTATTAATCAAATGTTTCTTTTATAATACGCATAATATTTTTAACTATTTCATCCCGATTTTCAGATAAGTCTCCCATAATAACTAATTTTAAATGACGCCAATCAAATAATTGCTTAGATACACGTAATATATCTTCTCTTGTAGGTTCCATATGTTTATTTAGTAATTCTGAAAATGATGTAATATTATCTTTATGGAATAATAATTCTCTAGCATAATAATCAGCTACGTCCATAGTATTTTCCGTTTCCATTTTCATAGTGCTTTTTACAAAGTTTTTCCAGCGATTTAATTCTTTTTCAGGTACTAGTTCTTTTTGTAGTATATGATATTGGTGTAATAATGATCTAATTACATCCGTATATTTTTCTTTATCAAAACTAGTTATTGTAAAAAAAATACCACCTTCTTGATAATTGATATAACTTGTAGAAATACTATATACTAGTCCTTGTTTTTCTCTTAATTGAGCAAATAAACGACTACTCATTGATCCATTTAGTATTAACTCTAGTAATTTTATGCTATATTTATCATTATCATATAATCCTTTTGTTGGAAATGATAAACCTAAATATATTTGTTTAATAGGTTTATCTACAAATTCAATTGATGTTGTTTTAGGAACAGATAATACATTGTATTGTAATTTAGATTTCATTGATTGCTTTGCTTTTACAAAACTACTTTGCTCCATTAATTTATTTATATTAGCAGCTAATTTACCAGTTAAAGACACTACCATATTATCAGAGGTATAAAATTTATTGATATGGTTTTTAACATCATTTATTGTTATATTTCTAATATTTTCCGGTGAGCCACTGATTTTTCTGGATATTGGGTGGTCATTGAACATTAATTTAAAAAATTTATTATATATATTGTCAAATGGATCATCTTCAGCATTATTAATTTCTTCAATCACAATTTTTTTTTCATTTTCTAAGTCAACTGGATTTATAATAGCTTCACATATTAGACTTGAAAAAATACGTATTAAACTTTCCTGATGAATTGCGTCTGACTTAACAAAAAATGTTGTAATATTTTTATCTGTATACGCATTATAACTAGCTCCTATACTATCAAGTGCTTCATATAAATCATACTTTGTTTTAAATAAATGATTACTTTTATAAATCATATGTTCTATAAGATGACTTATACCGTTAACACGTTCATCTTCTTGATTTGAACCAACACATATGCTAACACATAAACTAATTGTATCTACACTCGGATTATCAACTAGTATATAATTCAATCCATTAGGTAATTGTTTAATAGCGTAATTATTCATTATATAATATTAAACAATTTTTTCTTTATAACTACAATAAATCTTGATAACCTTCTATCCAATAAATATTTCCCTTACCAACTTTCTCATCCCCATTTATACTTATAATATCTATTTTACCAACAATTATATTTTTTTCATTAATTGTATCTCCACTACTATATAGATATAGATTATATGTGCTACCTACTAATAATTTTACTGTCTTATGATTAATAGTAACATTAATAACTGGTAATTTACGCCCTATATCCGTAGGTTCATATCGGATAACTAGTTTATCTAGATCAACTTTTTCATATTCTATTTTTAACAAACGTTTTAATCGAAAATCACTATGCGGTGTTTTAATTTCATTATAATCAAAAATACGATTTTCTATTAAATTATAATACTTAATTATATATAAATTGTCATTATGATAGTAATATATATTTGTTGGACGATTGAGTAAAAATTGTTTTTCACTTATCATACTTTTTAAAACATTACTATTATGTTGTCCAAATTTGTTTGGTGAAATACATACAATATTTATATCGATATATTGTTCTATACAATATACAAAATTGTCCAAATATTCAAAAAAATGATTTATATATTTATTTTCTATAGATAATAATGTATCATTACGATCAAATATAGTTTGACTAAAACAAAATTGTATAAAATCTTGTTGATCAATAATAAGTGTTTTTAAATCTATTACTTCGTAACAAATAGGTACATTATTTTGTACTAGATATAAATAATGATATTCATTATTTTTTAATACTACTAGAGAGGTTTTTTCATCTTCAGTTAAAGATACGATTTTTTCTATATTTTCTAATATAAAGGTATTTAAAACACCTGTTAGTTCATTTGCCTCGTCAATTTCTAATAATATATCGTCTAATTGGTCATTTTGAACTAGGTCAGTCCAAGATAATATTCTTTTTTGTATTTCTTTTCGTTGTTTAACCGGTTTTGATTGTATCAAAGGCATTAAATTAGATGTAAGTATTTCTATAATGTCCCGAATATTATCCTTAGTTAAATAATCTATTGGAATAATATTATTTATATGATTAACTAGATTTTCAGTCATATATATAATTTATATATTTAATTTTAAAGGTCTTTTATTCCATTATATGTAAGTATAGCAAATGGAGTAATAGGTTTTTCTAATATTTCAAATAAATAATCAGTATTTTCGGTAAAAATATTTTCAATTGTATTATAATCACTGGTTTCAATAAACTCATTTTTAAATGGTAATTTATACAAATAGTTTGTTTCTTCATCAAATAGTGTAGGACTTTCAGTTATATCTACTACTATTAATGTTCTATATTTATCAATACTATCTATTAATCCTTTATCGGTGCTATTTGTAATAGGTTGTTTAAATATTTCTTCTATTGATACAATTGGCTCAGGTATTTCTAATTCTAATTCTGGTATGTTAATTTCCAATAACTCTTCTATTACGGCTGGTTCTATTTTCTGATCTAATATATCGGTTTTTGCTGAAAATACAGGCTGTGTCGATTGTCTGTCTTTTTGTTCTTTTTTAATATCACGTTTTCGACGAGCATTTAAAATAGATTGTTTAAATTCATCACTATTTAAATCATGAATAGGTTTAAATCCATTTCTTACTAGATTATTTTTATAATCTTTTAACCAAATAGGTATACTAATTTTACTAAAGTATTGATTAAATAATCTTAAATTTTTAGTATCTTTTAATTGACTACTAGTTTTTTCTAGTGCAAATTGTTCGGCTAATTCTTGTGCCTCGGTTAAATCTCTTGTTTCTAATAAATATTTGTCAAAAACCTCATCATAGTTTTTATTAAATAAATGACCATATGTAATCATTGGTCCATATTTTAAATCTGGAGATATATTATCATCCGCAGAATAATGTTGAGTTGAAATATTTACTCCTTTATCTATATTTACATTTTCAGCTTCTGGAAAAGCATCGACTAACCACATATCATATTTTTTAGGTCCATCTGGTTCTAAATATTTTTCACTACATGGCTCATCTGGATAGAGTAATTTTTTATTTTTTTTATTATATTTAATATCAAACATTTTCCCACGAATACGACCACTGTCAGTAGTATTTATTTCATTATAATATTTTTCAAAAACTTCTTTAGCAACTTTATATCCAATTGCTCCACGATTTATTCTACATTTAGTAGATTCTTTGTTGGGGTCATTTGGATTAAAATTACATTCTTTTAAAGTTTCAGGGGTAATTGTATCATTTTCTAACATATTAATACATTCATCTATAGATATACCTCCTTCTTGTGATATTATATGAGTAGTGCTATTTAATCCATTTATTTTCATATATATGAAAATATAATATATTCATTAGAGAGAAATTATAAACATAACTAACTTGTATTTAGATAATTATCGACTGAATTTAAAAATTGACTAATATTTTCTTGTTTATTTGTGTTTTGTTTTTGTTGGTATCTATAATATAAAAATAATCCAATCAATAAAAAAAATATTACAGTGAATAACATACGTAAATTATCATTATTTTTATCATTTAAAAAATCAAAAAAACCACCAATTTGTTTTGGAGGAGGTTGTTTTTGTTCTAAGTAACGTTTAATATTATAAAATCCAACTGGATCAATTAATTTTGGAGTTTCCATATATATATTTTTATAAAATAAATCTTTTAAAATAATATAATGATTTTAATAATATATTCAGTATTAATTGCCTTTTTATTGCCTTTTTTATTTTTTATATTACCCATAATAGCAAATGCTTTTCATTATAACTATAGTATTCCTATAGAAATCCTTATCAATTTAATAATTGTTTTTATTATTAGTGGACTTAATTTTGGATTTTACTTAAATACTACTATAGGCTCTTGTGATAAAGTTAATATTTTAGGTGCTATACTTAATTCTTTAAAATTTTTAATTATTTTGGTTTCTTGGATTTTTATATTAGATTATTATCCTATAATTTTAGAACCATTTATAAATGTTTTTAAATTTAATGGTGAAATAGCTAATATAATATATAAATCCATTATGATTTATGCGGTAATTTTCTTATTATTAACATACACAAGCTTTACATCAATAAAAGATACATGTAAGGCATCCCTACAACAAATTAAAGAAGCTTATAATATTTTACAAACAGAAATTAACAGGTAATATTATACTTATCTAATCTAATAATAGCATTAGCATCATCAAATTCTATATTTTTTTTATTAATTTTTTTTTGTTCTAAAAATTCTAATAATTCTTTAGTAATTTGTTCTTTATTTACATCCTGATTTTGTAATATGAATGTATCCACAAATTTCATTATTTTTTTCTTTTTGGTATATGTATCTGACTTAGACCAAGGTTTATTATCATAAAAATTATTAATTTCCTTAAATAAATCTTCTTCATTTTTAACATATGATATATTTTGGTCATATTTTAAACGATCATTTTTTAAGTCTTTATAATATTTCATAGTGCTAACACTATCCATTCGTTGTTGTAATATTTTCATATCAAGTGGAACTTTTTCATTATTTATTTCTTTTTTAACTAATTTTTCTACATCATTATTTTGTTCTAAATGATTACCATTTTCATGAAGACTATTGACATATTGTGTAATCCAAATAATATCTTTATCCATGCTTATACTGTTTATATCATTATTCTTTTAAATCAATTTTTATATTTAAAAAAAATATCTTTAATTC